ATGCTCCACATATGATTGAAACGATTGCCGGAATCCATGACTCCGAATCTAAACATTGTAGCGACAGCAAACCGATTACCACGGCAACTATCGTGATCGCTTTTAATATCCTGTTATGCTCTCTCTTATTCATATCCGTACCCCTCTTAGTAATCCCACTTGTGTTTTGCCCTCTTGTAGACATCCACGGTCTTTTGTATTTTGGTTTCTACGTTTACGACCTTGATGTATGACTCGTTCAGATAACCGATGAAACGATATTGTTTCGGATCAAGTCCATGCGCCACAAGTATTGATTTCTGTTCTCTCGTCAATCTCTTGCCCTGTTTCATACGCTTGTTCCCTCTTTAATGATCCTGTATCTTGTGAAATTCTTTGTTTCACCATAGATGTTTTTCACGGATTCCCTTGACTTCTCGAATATCCATCCGCGCTGTTCTAATTCCAGGATTCGTGATGCAAGTTCAAATATGAACAACTCTGTGCAACTGTTAAGTCGAGTTATTGAACCATGCTTTCTCATGTAGTCCACAACCCTCTGTCTTTGTGTTGGTCGTTTTGCCATCTTAGTTACCCCTTTCTCTTTTAAAAAGTTTCTATTTGGAAACATAATTTGCAAAAAAAATAGAGTCAATATCCTCTGCTGTCAGCTTCAATATGTTGGCAATATCCCAAATCTCTTTAACAGTAAAGCTGTTATTCTGGATTCGTCTGTAAAATTTGCCCTTATCGAGTTCGACAGCGAGTAAAAAATCCTTGACTCTGTATCCTCTATCTTTGATGAAATACAATAACTTGTTCTTATCCACGACTTCACCTCCCTATCTTGTATTTTTATTCGGTGTTTCCTTATCGAAACTAATCACATCTTAGCAAAGGAAATTGTTTCTGTCAAGTAAAAAGTTTCGCCAAACGAAAAAAATGTTGTTTTGTACGCCACTTTGGGTTATAATCAATCCAACACACAAAAATAAACACTTGAAGGGAAGTGAAGGGGAATGAAAAATATCGACCGCGCCAAAATCACATCAACACGAATTAGAGATTTGAGATTAAAGAAAGGTTATACAATAGAAAAACTCGCCGATTTAATCGGTGTTTCAAAAGGTACTATTTCAAAATGGGAAAATGGTTATGTAGACACCATTAAACAGGATAAGATTCTGCTAATGGCTCAGACTTTTGGCGTATCGCCGTCCTATATATTAGGATACGACGTTGAAGCCGATTACATAAAACAGATTAGGGATGTGTCATCTGAAGCGGATGCTGAACGAATCCGCACGTTGCTGCTGTATTATTCTGAGTTATCCTCGACGGATCAAGATTTGATTGAGAACATGATAAAATCTCTTGCATCAAAGAAAGAATAAAATCCTGTTCATCATCCGATAGTTGTAAAAACATCTGTAAAGTCTGTTCACTCATAACACTCTCCTATTGGGAAAACTGACGGGGACATCACAGGGGAGTAATTGACACCCCCGTCCTAATCGCTCGGAACACTTCGAAAATAGCATTATCAGATTGGTTAATAAAGTGTAAAGTAGGTATAAAGATAGTTAAAGTGAGGTTTATTATGGTTAATGAGAAAAAAATCAAACTTATTGAGGAACTAAAAGAATTAAGAGAAATCAAAGGAATTACCTATCAGGAAATTGCCGATAAAACATTGAAAAACGGTGAACCCGTTTCATTGTCCACCGTAAAAAAAGTGTTTAGCAACAATTATTCGCACGACCATGATTATACTCACATACTTAAGCCGATCGCAAATGTGTTGACGCCACCATCTGAGGATGACACCCTTGAAATCAAAATATTACAAACAAGGCTTGAATTAAAAGAGGAAAAGATATACGAATTGGAATCACGCTTAGAAAAGAAAGAAGAAAACTTTAAAGAGCGCGAAAAATTCTATAAGCAGCAAATTGCATTTTTCACAAACCAAACCGAAAATCGTGACGGTCACATCAATAACCGTGACGAACATATAAGAAACTTAGACGATCACATTAAGCATCTAAATCAAGCAATTGATAGAAAAGATGCGTTAATCCGTGCATTGTTCTTAGGAAAAAAAGAGGAAATAAACTTAGGTTTCAATGATTAAGGAGGTATTAGCTTATGAAAAAGAAACTTATTGCGATTTTAACCATAATTTTAATGTTGGTTTCTGTGTGTTTTATTCCAGATGTTGATGCCGGAAAATCAACATTTAACATTACCAACCAGACTCGTACCGTAGCTGTCGGAAAGTCATTTACGATTAAGCTAAACGGAATAAAAGCTAAAAAGGTTAAATGGTCGAGTTCCAACACTTCTGTTGCTACTGTAAGCAAAACAGGTGTTGTATCGGGTGTAAAAAAAGGAAAAGCTACAATTACAGGCAAATATAAGGGCATAAAGTTTAAAATCAAGGTAATTGTATATAATAAGGGTTCAGGTGAATATTCTTATAAGGATATGTCATTTAAGTATAAGGAATCCAAATTAACAAAATATGAAGGGGAGTCATGTTGGGCGATCACCTTTGAGTATTCAAATTCAAGTGAAACAGGTGCCAGCTTTTCAAGTGAATATTATCCGCTTGTTTATGTTAACAATGTAGAACGTGATATGTATGATGACGAGGACTATTACACAAAGGTTAAAGATGGTGCGTCTATTGAAGTAACATTGTACTATAAAGCCAAAAAGGGTGACAAAATAGACTTTGACATTCATATATATAATGAAGATGATGATAAAGTTATAGTGTTTGAAAAGAACGAAACATTATAAAATAAAAAAGGACGGTTGAGTAATCTTCCGTCCTTTTACTATGTCTAATTATCTGATTTGACATATGATAACTTTTTATGAATCTCATTCCACTTATGTTTATCAAACCAAAATTCGGGGTTTGCTTCGCCTGTTACATCCATTTTTCTTAACACGTTTTCAGGCGGTATTTTATACCTTTGCATAAGTGTCCTGATTAAACAAATACTCTTTTCACTATCAGATGTGATACTGATAGTTATTGAGTTATATCGTGTGCATATGCCGTGATAAATGCCTAAATGACTTAATTTGGCACCGTTTATTGATTCGCTGATATATACATCAGGAATGTACTGTACCGCCTTATCTCCTATTACACCGTAATGTGTAGGCACCTCGCATACTGATTGGATCACTATATACTTAATATCATTCGCATTTCGCTGACATCCATAATCAATATCGTGGTTAATTTTAGACTCTATCTTCATGCTTTAGATAACCTTTCCATAGTTGAGTAATACAGTTTTGGATTTGCTATTTCCAGAGATTCCATCAAATCATCCATAATTCGCATAACTTCATTACTATTCCTACTATTTACTAATTTCATAAACTCGCTCAATGGTTCGCTTGCATATGAATAATCTGATTCATCTTCCGGAGTATGATCCAGAATCGTATAGTAAGCTGCAAGCTTAATACAAGTGTTTGCATTAGGGTTTTTCTGCCCTTGACACTTTTCAATTGCTTCTAACAAATCTTTTCTTGTAATCAAGAGCAACACCCCCTTACATCATCTGTTCAAGTTTGTTAATAACCTTCTGATATTCCATTCTGGTCTGTTCATCAGGAGCATCCATCATAAGTTCTCTTAATTCTGATGCAATATCACCATTTCTTGAATAACCATTATCTGAAGAATATCTACCCATGCTGTCACGTTTTGCATTTCTGCCACGTCCACGCGCATAGGAGTTGCCGTTATTATAACTTCCTCTGTAGCTTCTGCCATTTCTGTAAGAACCCTCATAAGAATTATAGCCGTAAGAATTGCCTTCTTCTTCCTCATACTTTTCAATGATCTTATCTATGTTTTTAATGGCGTGAGAAAGCTTGTCTACAACCTCAAGGCTACTTGTTGTAACCTCTTCATTGTTATACTTCTTAAGTTCTCTACAGAGTTTTTCCTTAAGTTCGTAAAGTTCATGCATAGCTTTATCCTCCTTTCTACGCTACCCTATCAATAACAAGGTTTGCGTTTTGTACTTCGATTGATGGTGTTGGAGTTGTTGCTGCATCAGCTTCAGTAGCGTCTACATAACGTACCGCAATGCTAAAGCAACATCCTTTAGGAACTGTAATCAATGCTGTGCTAGTTACATTTCCGTATTCATCAACCGCAGCCGGAGTATAAATTGCTCTACTTGTAAGTCTTGGTTCGCCTAATACACTTATAGCAATTGCTATAGGAGTTATTGCGCCACCGGTAGGAATTGCTATATTCCCGTTAAAAGTCACCTGATATCTAGCAAAACAATTGTTTGTGCAACCTTTAAGAATAAAAATACCTGTACCATCTTCGTGATAGACATATCCTTTATTACAAGGTATAGAATCAGTAAACAGGATCGGATTGTCTAAAGCGACATTCTGAACCGCATTTGATAAATATTCAGCCATAGGTCACACCTCCTTAGAAGTTACCGCAATTACATCCACCATTATTGCAAGTGAATATAGGGGTTCTTCCGTAAACAGGAGTTGAAGGAACAGGACAATTATTAAGTCTGTTGTAAAGCTGATCTACTTCATCAGCGAATCCCTGTGCTATAAAAGCGTTCTGTGCTGTCTGTGACTCTCTAAGAGTAGCCATGTTAAGCTGTGAACGAAGGTTATCATTTTCACGTTTGTAACCATCTAATTCAAGCGCACATAACTTGTCGAGAATAAGCTGGCTATTTCTGTTAGTAGCGTCAACAATATCTCTTGTGTTATTTGCATCTGCAAATCTTGTAGCTGCACTCTCGCTCTGAACTATGTTCTGTGTCTGGCAAGTTGCAAGCCTGTTATCGCAACAGCACTGTGCAAGCTGACTCTGAAGGCTAAACATCTGCTGCATATCTGCCATCTGTCTAGCATTAGCGCCCTGTTCAATGCTTGCAAAACCATTGCAAAGCTGTGTTGAAATGCCCTGAACTCCATCACGAATAGATGTAATGTTATCGTTCATAAGCTGATTCTGGAATCCTTCAGACGTAAGATTTGCCTGATTCATCCAGGGGTAAAGCATTGCGCCATCTGCAGCAAGTCCACCCATTCCACCGCCGAAGCCGCCCCATCCGAAGCCACCTCCGCAACAGAGAAGAAGAAGGATAATCCATCCCCAGTCTGAACCGAATCCACCACCGAATCCGTTTCCACCACCATACATAGGTCCGACAGGCATCACCATGCCACTTTCATCTGTTAAACTCATTGTTTCTACCTCCTAATTATTTGTGGTTAGCCATTATCACTATTGATAACGGGTTTATATAAAGCGTTTGCGCATAGCTTTCTAATTACGCTTAAAAGGATTGCTATTAAACAAGCTGTTCATTTGATCTATCTGAGATTGATTAACGCGACCACTATCCAACAGGTACTTCATAGCGTCCTGAGGACTATTAAGGTGTTCCTGAGGAATACCCATACGTTGTAACATCTGTTGAGGGTTCTGCATTTGTTTTGCGAATTGCATAATGTTCTGAATATTAAACATGGTAAATCTCCTTATTTCATCCAAAAATAGAGTACAGATTCGTCGCCGGACCGCCATGTATCATAAAAATTTCCGTCAATGACAGTAACGACGTGGTTTCCTGTGCCTAAAACATAAGTGCCGACAGGATTATCACGGGCGAACTCACGAACGGTATAGCAATCAATACACGGCAGATTTTCCTTGTAAAAGCCGTTCATTCTGAGGACAGCCGATATAACGTCGTTGTCGTTCATGATTGTACCCATCTGTTTTGACATATCAGCCAACATATCGTGCGCTTCATCCCAACTTACGCCGAGTGCTTTTGACACGGCACGGACAGAGCAATCGCCGACACTACGTCTATTCAACGGGTTATTATTAAAATATCTGTATCCCATAGTCGTTTCCTCCATGCCTTAATTACAACAAAAAAAGAGGACTCCCACAATAAAGTGAAAGTCCTCAAAAAGTATGGATTAAGTATGGTTAGAGATTTTAATCAAACACTCTTGCACAATTTCTTTAATCCTAACAGTTGACAGGTGATACTTTTCAGCAATTTCCTCATAAGTACAACCATCAACCTTATCATATAAAATTTTCTTGTTCCGAGCGTTCCACACATACTCAGCAATCAGATGTTCTAATTCTGATCGCGGTATATTCAGTTCGCTCATTTTCATAGGCTTATCTCCTATTTCTTTACGGCTTTAGCGCTCTCCAAACTGACAGGTCCGAACTGACCGTCAGCTTCAATCTTGACTTTTTTCTGAAATGACTTAACAGCCTTTTCGGTCAGCTTTCCGAAGTCACCGTCCACATCCAAACCATAGTCGCCGTACCAATTAAGGAACTTCTGTAAGTTCTTAACTTGCGCACCCTTGCTACCCTTTTTGAGAATAGGCGGTACTTTAGGGAACGTGCCACTATAACCCGCCTTTTTAGGTTTAGCGGGTGTTGGTTTCGGTGCGGGTGTAGGTGTCGGCTGAACATCTGTCGCAAGTGAATAGTCAGGACGACCATATCCGGCAATCCTGTAATAACCGATCGCATATTTCTTGCGGTAAACACCACCACCGTTAGCAACTACGCCCGATTGAGGTGATGTGTTGCCCTCAATTGTGTAAATGCTGTTGCCGTCGTATTTGTACACAAGACCAACATGACCGTACTGTTTGTTGCCGTCGTAGAAAAATACTAAGTCGCCGACTTTCGGAATCTTGTACCATCTGTTCATGTTCTTGAAATACTGAACGGCTGTCGGGCAATAAGCCGTCCAACCACCGAGCATTTTCTTAGCGATGTCAAGACCGTATGCCGTAGCGAACGACCACATTTGGAAGGTTTCACACCAACTAAAGCCGTCAGCAAACGGCGAACCAACCCACTTGTTCATATCACGACCGAACTTCGTGAAATTGTTATATCCCGCATTAGCGGTTTTGTCGTCAAGGTCTTTTGCTGATTTCTTTTCAAGATAACCGATTTCAGCTTCTTCGACCTTGATTACCTTATCAATATTGCTCATAGGGATTCACCTCCGTAAAATTAAGAATATTTGCCCGCAACGTACTTGCAAGTTACTCCTTGCGTGTTTGAAGCGTTACTCATGAATTTGAAGCCTGTACTTGTAATTGATTGGATACCTGTTTCGCCATCTGCCCTTCCGAGTTCTGGAAAATAAACAGACCATTCAATCGGATAAAGGTTCCAACATGAGTATTGATTGCCCCACGATGCTTCACGCCACCAATAAGCAACCGTGTCCTGTCCATTAAATGGTAAGGTGACTATTACGAAGTCAGGCTGAAAACCGCAATTAACTGTAACGGTTCCATATTGTGAGGTTGCACTTGTGAACGTGCCTGATACAACATTTGCGGGTACATTAACTGTTACGCTTGAATATCCATCAAGACTATCTGATGAAGCGTTATAAGTACCATTTGATGATATTGCTTTTGTGCCAACATTTGGCGAAACGCTGACAACTACTTTCGAGTAACCATCCGCACTATCCGAAGAAGCATTGTAAGTGCCGTTTGCGGAAATGTTTTTGGTGATTAAGGTTGCGGGTGTTGAACCACCGCTACTTCCCGTGCATCTGAAATAACTCATAACATCACCCTCACTTTCACTTTAGTTGCGCTACCTCTTGCCGTAAATGTCATTGTCATGCTACCGTTTGAAACCGTAACGGCTGTTGGACTCACACCGTATGTATCGGTGAAAATATCGTATGTTGCATCTGTTGTGATTGCAGAATCTGTAATGGTAAGTGAAGTTGCATTTGCCGAAAGTGTAGCTGTTATATCCTTGTAGAGCAACTTTTTGATTATGATGTCTGTATCCTTGACATAGATGCAAGTCTTAACCTCACCCGTATCCGCAAACACATTATTCTGCGCAAGAATGGAGTTAACTTGAGTAGGAGTGAGGGAGTAGGTGGAGTAGTCACCGCTTATCATCTGTACCTCTGCGCCTGTTGTGGGAGTGCCACCGCTTGAGTAGGCATCCCTATCAGAAATCCATTCACCATTAAGAGTTTCACCATTGTAAGAGTCATAATGAGGATATACCTTAAGGATACCATTTGTGACATCCAATTCGCCTTTATATACTGTGAGTGGATTTGTGCCATCGGTGAACTCGATGGTGGCAGTGGTATAGGTATTATCATATGGTGCAAATACAAATCCCGAATCAACAAGAGTCTGCGAGGATAAGTCCTTATCAGTATTACTATATGCTCTGAATGTAACTCTGATATATCTTGCGCTTGAATTACTGATATTGACTTCCTTAGTGCGCTCACCACTAAATGCAGTATCACCATTATCTATTCTGTTGCCTAAATAAGTCTTTGAAGAATCAAAATAAGCATAATTGATAAATGCCAAATCCTTAGTGCCTAAATGGTCTACACTCATCATGTAGTTTGTATTAGGGGTTATTGCGATATAATCTGATGTGATACGCACGTTAGTATTCTGAAAAGAACCACTAACATACTGACCTCTATCAATAGGCGAGTTTTTATCAAACAGATTGTCGCATACTGTCACATTACACTCATCCCATCCGCTTATAGGTCTTACATTACTCGGACTTGGTTCTCCCGAACCACTCTGAACAGGCTCGATTCCTACGATTAGGCTCTTTAATGGTAGTTCCGAACCGTCATCGAACGACGCTATGGTTCCACTTGCTGTGCCTGTAACTTCTGTTGCTGACGCAAGGTCGTTTATTGCACCCGTGATGACTTTGTTCTGCACCGGATTTTCGCTCGACGTCGAAAGTTCATCATCCACGGGTATAATCTTTGCGCCAAACTCTGACGCCCGTATCTTTCGTGTTCCCGCCGTATCATCGTCAGCACTTTCGGGTGTCGTGTTGTTGTCCATCAATATAAAGTCGTTGTCCTGTATGGTGTCTGTGGCTAATTCCTCAATTATCCTTTTCCCCATCAGCACTCACCTCACTTTCTTTAATCTTCATGGCTTGCTGATACTGTATCTCAGCTTGCCGTGTTAATTCGCTGTTTATTTGCTGAATCTTGTCACTCATGATCGTGGCGGGGATAGTCGCTGAATATTTGTTGACTATCCCGACCATGTCATCCATGAACGACTTGATCTCAAGTATTATTGTTCCGTCCATGTTTCGCTCCTTTATCCGTGGTAACAAATTATGTAGTTGAAACGATAGTTGCCCGCCGACGTTGTTCCGTCAAAATCAACCCACCAACCGCTTGAACTTCCGTTGTTCCAATGATATGTCGCAACAATGTTTTTACTTTGCGCACTTCGGTCGCCGTTACTTACAAAAACGGTTGTGTTTGATGCGTCTGAACTCGATTTGCCTAAAATCTGTGCAACCTGTGAATCCGTAAATAGCATATAGCTTGTTTGTGCGGGTAAGTTCTGTCTGACTACCGTTCCACATTTGGTTAGACATCCAATAGCATTGTTTATGCTATAAAATCCTGTGTCGCCCCAACCTGTACTACTACTTGCCAATTTGCCAATATCTAATGTAGCTATGCTATCTTGCGTGACTTTAAAATCTGTCACCCAACCCGAACTACCCATTGTCGAAAGCGATATTTCGTCGTAATCAATTTTGACTCTGTGTTGTCCTCTGCCGTTTCCTTTGTTGCCTTCTAATATCATGACGCAATCATCGGCATACATAACAAAATGACTATAAATATTTGAACTTGGACCTAACGGTTGTGTTCCGACCAACTTATCTAAGGAATTGCTCGATATAACAAACCCGCCTATGTCACCGCTTTCCGCGTGCATAGAACCCGCATTTGATACCGTGAATAGTCCACTTCCTAAGTCGATTGAACCGCCGTCTATGGCTAAATCATGGCACGTTACAACACCCGTTCTTGTTACGCTGAAATTCGGTGAGGTTATGGTTATTCCCGCATCCGCATTTAAGTCGATGTTTGCACCCGACAGATTGATGTTATCTGCCGTCACCTGGAATAGACTTGTTTCTGTTGACGGGTCAACACCTAACTCAACTTCAACAACTTTTCCCGCACCATTTACGGACAACACGGTACGATTGTTAAGCATTTCAAACGAGTTTGTGTATCTGTCTTTTGTTTTTTCGCTAATTTCAAGTGAATACTTGAACCCGCCCGTTTCAAACCGTTTTTTAGAAATCCTTAATATATATGCCGTACCTTGCTGTGGTTGAAATGCTGAATCTTTCGTTAAATAACCGTCGCCCTCATGCCATACAGGGAAAATATATCCTGTTCTTGACGCATTGATGTCGCTTAGTTTAGGAAGTTTTAGCCGTATAAAATAAGTGCCGTTTTTAGTCGTATCCCATACATGATTAAAAGTTACTTTAAATGCTGCACCTTCGTTTTCTTCGGGAACAAAGTCGCTGAACGAATCATCATCTGTAAGGTTTATCTCAACAATCTGTGCTTTTGACATTTCGTTTGACGAGCATACATGAGGTGTACCGCCCGACCATCCGTTGCTTTCTGTTCCTTTAAACATCGTGGTTGATATACCCGATGCACCCGTCTTGTTATGCCATAACACATATTTATTCACATATTCTGAAGCGTCAGGAAAATAGTTTGCCGGACTCAACCCCGTATCCGAATGTAGCGTGCTTATTACTTCTGCAAGTTTGGATTCACTCTCATATGCAACTACTCGTCCATAATATTCAGAATCCGATAATGCCGATGTCTTGCACGGGTATGCAAAAACTTCATCCAGACCGCTAACAGCTAACTCGATTTCATCCGATGTTTGCGTAATGCGTGTATTTGTCTGCTCAAACGCATCCTCGACCTCAGACTCAAATCGCTCAACGTCAATCGTCAGCTTATGGATTTTACCCATCGTTCTGTTGACTTGACTCTGTAAGCTGTTGACTTCGCTGCCACGATCTTTTTTGCCTGTTGCCGAAAGCGAATCCATCATGCCTTGTATTCCTGTCAGAACTCTCGACTTGACTATTGAGTTAATTGTGAACGGCTGATAACCTTGTTCGGCATCGTATTTTTTCGTGTTAATCACGATGTTAGTTCCAATCGGCAGACAAGGGTTTCCATATGTCGAAATCGTGTATGGACGATAGCTGAATGTTGAAATTGCATTAAGGATGTTTGTCAGCGCCGTGGTTAATGTCGTTTCGCCCTCGTCACCATAAACAAGCGGATTGTTTTCGATGATTAGCGGGTTAACACTTGTTCCGACGCTCGTTCCAACATCACTTGCTTCTGACCTTGCAACAACACCCGTAATCACATCTGTCGTATAGTCCTCATAAGTGCCTGTACCGTCTTTATAGAATCCTAACGTCACGGTGTCGCTTGTCGGCAAGCTGATATACTCAAACTCGCCCTCACGGTTTATGTGACCGAAACACGCATTAAGTTCGCATATGGCTTCGATGATTGTTTTTCCCGCAAGGTTATCGGATACAAAACCGCCCTGTGTGATGTATGAATCATTTATAAGTGTCGTTGTGACCTGTGTAATGCCTAATTCCTCAAAGAACGAATCACGCAAATCCTTAATAGTCATCGGAAACGTCAGACCGCTAAACCACTCTGTCACGTCAGCATTGAGGATGTCATACATAGCGTCGTAACACACAAGGTCACGCCACATCCTGTCGTTTGACGGCTTGTCGGAAAATACCTTGAATATTCCGTATGGAATTTCGGTATCCGTACCCGAACGATTTGCAACGACTATGTTCTCACCCTCATGGTCTACAATCTCGTTGTTGTCGCTGTCTATGAGGTTGACATATGATTGCGATATTTTCTGAGTGACCGTTAACGTCTTGCCCTCAAAAGAACCGCTATTGACGATACGAACCTTAAAGCAACTTGACTCGCAAGCGCCAAACATAAGTTGCTCGTCGCTACATAGCGATTCCTCTAAAGACATCTGCTCAGAACATATCTGTTCGTTAGTTATCGTGATGTCTGTCTGACCTGTTTCGCTAAATACTAATTCCATCTGCACGGGTTCGGGATGCTGATAATACTGATTGCTTTCACTTAATGTCACGTCACGTCACCCCCTTAGTATTCAATAAACGCAAGTCTGACAGGCTCATATATTTCCTTGTTCATGTGCGTATATTCCATCGTACCTGGCATATAAAAAGAACCCGTCTTGTAGGAATCGGATTCTTCGTCGTAATATTTTAATGGCACATCCCTGTTCAGCACGTTTGTCATGTTAGCCTTGATGTTATCCCATAAAGTTCTGAACTGTGCGTTTGTCAGATATGTGGTTTCGACCTCAACCTTATGCGCCGTATGTGGTAACACATTCCTGTGTAAATACCCGTTAGCGTCACGGTACGAATCAAGGTCTTGCACATTTGACGATGACTTGTATGTACTCGCCTTAAGGAAATCAAGGGGAATCTTGTAATCCCCTACTTTTATGAAATAGTTGCTAAAAGCCATAGGTCAAAATCCCCCTTTCTTAAAATACAAACGGACTATTGCCCGTCCTGTTGTTATAATTCTGTGCTTCGGAACGTGTTGCGTTAAACACATCCCTACTACTTATCGTTACATCTTTGTTTGCGATCACCTGAAGCAATCTGTTCTGTTCAGCAAGTAATCTGTTCTGTTCCATGATTGCATCGTAATTTCTGCTCTCAGAACCGTTATACTCGTAGTTCGATGTCGCAATACCGCTACTTATCGTTGCTGATGTCGGCATCTGCGGATTATAACGATACTTACTCACGTTTGCCATGCCGTCGAGCATTACGCCCGCAATCTTATTGATTGCTCCGAGGTTGTTTTCCAATGGCAATATTGCTTCTGCTCCGGCTTCACCAAAGATTACGTTTGTCGGCTTATTTGCATAAGCACCTTTTGCCGCAAATGTAGGAACTTTGTTTATGCTTACACCTGGAATTTTATTGATGGTATCAATTGCTCTATTGATTCCATTTGCCACACCGTTCCATGCCTTTTTAATAAAAGCTGAGAACGAATCATTAAAGGTTGCTGATATACTCAGCGCTTTACCTTTAACGGAATCCCATATGGATTTAACCTTTTCCAATCCTTTTAACAGACCGCCCTTAAGGTTAGCTGTCATGGATAATGTCTTACCGCTAATCTTGGAAACGGCATTTCTTATGTTGGTAACAACCTTTGAAACACCATCGGATAACGAAGCCTTAAGATTGATCTTTTTGAACTTCTCTTTGAGGTTCTTTAGTTTTTCCTTAATCTTGTCAATCTTTTCGGTGACATTACCCTTAATTGAAGCAGCAATCTCAGCGCCTTTTTCACGCCAACTCTTTATTGTATCTACAATGCTTTGGAATTTTTCTGATACCTTTGCACCGATGTTTATTACAAATTCTTTTCCAAAGTTTATGGCGGTTTTGATCGGGTTAACCAAATGTTCTGTCACCCAATCTTTTATGCCTGTTACCGCGTCCGTGATGCCTTTCTTTATATTGTTGACAATATCCTTGCCTATTGAAATCCATCCGGCAACTTCATCAAACAATGGTGTGAAATAATCTTCCATCATATCGCACCATGCTTCTTTTATGCCCGCCCAATCAATACCGTCGCCATCAGGACTCATTATGGTTTCGACAAACTCAGACCATGAAAAGTTTTCGTAATATGATGCAAGTTCTTCATCAAAGGTTTCTGCGATATTGCCGAACACCCATTTTGCACCTTCAAAGACAATCGTAAACTCAGCAATTGCAAGTGCAGCCTTAGCAATCGTAATAGGATTAGCCGCAAGGTACGATGTCATAGCTGTGCCTAACTTAGCCGATAATCCTGTAAGATTAGCCGCCGCAAACAAACCCGCAAGCGCGAGTCCAATTTTGGTTTGTGCATCGGCATTATTCCATAATCCCTCGATACAACTTGCAATTGCACCGATTAACGCTTTGCCGAATGTCAGTAGCTTTGCAGCTATGTCAGCTATTTGCAACCCATTGAGGAAATCAGCAATCTTTTCGCCTATCTGCTCAAAGTCTGTGTTTTCAAGTAAAGCAATTCCCGCATCGAGAATACCCGCTACCCATGTATGAACGGTATCACCGTATAACGTAAAATCACCTTTACCAAAAAATTTATTGATTCCTTCGGCTATTGAATTTCCAAATTCTGTCCACTCAAAAGTAGTTCCGAAACTATTGAGGAAACTGAAAGCTGTGTTAAGTGCGCCCGCAATCGTTTCGCCTGTTGCACCAAACAACTCTGGACTAATCAGACCGTTAAGGAACTCAGCAAGTCCCTCACCGAATCCCGACGCTTTTGAGTACACTTCGTCCCACGGGATATTCTCCATAGCGTTTGTCAGCTTTTCGCTTATGGCTTCGCCAACACCTCGCCAATCACCGTTCTTAATCTTTTCGGCAAGTTCTTTTCCGAAATCGCCTAACGCATTGTCAATGGATTCCTCAACATAGGTTACTTGGCTTGCGTCACCCGCCGCACCACCGCCACCGCCACCACCTGACGGATTGTTCGATGTGAGGTTGTTCAGTTCATCAAAACCTTGTAACTGTTTGTTAAGTTCTTTCTGCGCCCTTGCTGCACCGCCTGTTGCATCAGCAAGGTTGTTAGCATTTATGACCGCCTTACTGTATGTACTCTTGCCTGTCAGCTTTGCAAAGAACGCCGATAAAGCATTTGCCGCCGCAACAAGATAATTTATTAAGGTTTGTAAAGCGGGTGCGATCGCATTGAATATAGGTTCAAATGCCGCACCAAACTGATACTTAAGTAAGGTAAGTGAATTTTTGAGTGCTTCGACATTTGCCCTTGTGGTTTCCCAAAATGCGCCACTTTTCTGTAACTCACCAAACGACTCTACGATAGCCTTACGAAGTCGTCTGAAAAGTACATATAGCGACCTTATTCCGAATCCATATTTCAGGATTGTCATAAAGCCACGTTTAAAGCTACCATGCGCACCATTTGAACTGTGGTGTAAACTCAGCATATGTTTTGCCGCCTTTTTAACGGCATCACCGAGTTTCTTAAGCACGTTTACGGCACCTGTACCTATGGCACTCATGATTTTCTTGCCCGCTTCTGCGGCACGTTCTTTTAATGACAGGAAACCTTCGGATGCACCGCCGACCTCACCTTGCATTTCTGTGAGTCCCGCTTGCACACCCGCAAGTTCCTCACGCCATGCCTGAAACTTTGCCGTGTCTACGTTGCCACCCTTCATCATGTCATCGACCTGTCTTAGCTTTTCGCCGAGAACGTCAATGTCACTCTGTAAGTGGATGGCTTTACGGTCAAATGTCGTCATGGATGAACTGTCGCCACTCATAGCCGCGTTCTTATAGCTTTCAAGTCCGGCATATGCCTGTTTGATTCTGTCAAGTGACCTAACGACTTGTTTTTCCTCTTTAGTCATGCCCCTTGAATCAATGCTTATTCCTCTTGAAGCCTTCTGAATCTCTTGCATTTTCGACAAATCAAAAGAGTTAAGCATACTCTTAAGGTTCTTAAGCTGATTTTCGAGATTCTTTAGAGCATCCGAGGAACCTTTCGCCGTGGCGTCTATTTCCACTTGGACTCTATCTATTATTGTGTCAGCCATTCAATTTTTACCCCCCTTTCTCTGAATATTTCTTCGCAATACCTTTAGTCCATCCCATGAACTTAGCTATTGCCTTTTGTCTTTCTATCTCTTTTTCTTCTTCCGTTAACTCGAAAATCTGTATAGGCTTTGAAAGATATTCCGACTTTGCTTTTTTGCCGTTTAGACAATGGTCTACGGCTACCGTCATGGCACTTAGGAAGTAGTTTCCGACATACGCATATGTCAAATCGTTATTGCGTTTCTCTGTTTCTCGCCATGCTTTCTCGTAAACCTTAATTATTCGAGGGTTTGAACGCCAAAACTGTTCTTCCGTCATGCCGTATCTCAGACACGTCGGAAGGTACTGTTCCATCAGCCTTACTCTGATACTTCCTCGCCGTTCTTCTCTGTATCCTTCTTCTGAGAATCCGTCTTGCTGTTCCTGTCGAGGGAGCGAAAAAAATCAGAATCCTCTGCCTTTTCAGAGAATACCTCGATTAAGTCATTGATACCGCCGTTTTTGATCGAGTGCTGATTTATCTCGTCACCCGCTTTTGCAACGTCAACACCCATGCAATATGCGATGTAGACCCTTACTGTTGACAGCATCTTCTTGTCGATTTCCGTGACATCAATTCCGTTGTCACCTAAGTCACACAGGAAATTAAAGTCAAGTTCCTTTGCCTGATACACTTTGCCGTTAATCGTTATTCTTTCTGTTCCTTTACTCATTTATTTGCCCTCCGTTAAATAAAAAAATAAAGGCGCAACAATCAATGTGACTATTGCGCCGTTTGGTGTGAAAATTTATTTTTTCTGTTATTGTTTATGCACTTGCGCTGTCCGTAGGATTTACGGCTGTTTCCCATACAGGTGCGCCGATAGGAAGTACGTTAACTGTTACGTCAAGTACCGCATCAACCTCTGCTGCGGGCATACCGATTCTCGCCGGATCAACAGGCATAAAGAATGAATCTGAAAGTCCAGGAACGTAAAATACGAACCATGTTCTCTTAGATGTTGACTTGTTAGCATCATCTGTATCACAGATTGTTTCCCAAAGTGTGAAGAACTCCTGTGACATACCGAAAGTAATTCCGAGCGCACCGCCCATGTCCTTAAGACCTTCCATATACCTTTTCCACTCAGTATCATTGAGTGAGGTAATGTCAAGGGCGTTAGGTGTAGGGTTCATGTCAGGAATTGACTTCGGGTTAGGAAGGTTTGTATAGCCAGCCGTAGGACGAGTGCCACTTGTGGACTCGAAAGCATATCCTACACGGATTCCGGCTGTGCTTAAGTCAATTGCTACTGCCATTTATATTTCCTCCTTGTTTGATTAAAAAGTATCCCCGTTAGCGATTACACGTCGCATACGGATGATATATCTATGAAGGTTATTTACTTTGTTGTAAGTAGGTCCTGAAACCAAACTGTACCTAAGTGACTTCATAGCGTTTATGCAAGCTGTCGCAACTTTGAGTGAGTCCGACTTACTTGCGTTTGTTGAAACCTCTATCTGAAACGTATCTCTCAGCGCATTGATGTGAGTATTTTCAAGGTCGTTGCCGATTTCCGTAGGCTCTAACTCATGAACATATACGTTTGGAAATGACGGGGTTTTGTCATCAAGTTCCGTAGTAAAGGACATATTCGGGTACGCATTGTTTGTTAAGCGCGGAACCCTTATTTTCAGTTGTGTTGTAACGATTGACTCTAACTGTAATAAATCCATAACTTAACTCCTGAATACCGCTTTAGCCTTTTCTATGGCTTGATTCCTCATTGTTTCCGAAGCATAATAAATAGGCATTGACGCCTGTGTACCGATTGAACGTACAGGTTTGTCGTTGCCTTCTTCTCTGTAATACCAATAACCTGGATTTATGGCTTTGTTAGGCGGGTGTTTACTTGGATATGTGCCAACACCGTAGCCGTACTGTTCTGCATACGGATGTGTCATACCCGTGTTATAAGCAATACCCGAACCAAACTCGATAAACAGGGCGTCCTTACCCATAAGAGTAATGATCGCTGTGATGCGGTCCCCGTAATCTTGTATCGGTTCAACTGTGATAATGCCTTCAACACTATCGCCTATGGTTGAATTGAGTCTGTTTTCTGCTTCGATTTTTCCCGTTTCCAACAAGGCATTTAAAAAATCCCTCAACTTATCGTTAAGAGATTCCCTATAATCCTGTATTTCACGAATTGCATTGTCTATCGACGAATCGTTCAGTTCGACTTTGATTTTCATTTACATCAACTCACTTTATACGGACGGCGGGGTTGTTCCCTCGTCACCCTCAACACGTTTCTTAAGGATAAATCTTTCCTCGTTGATTGATGTTTTGATTGCTACTACTCTGTATTCCGCAGACTCAGGTATCGCGTGACCGCTTTCATCGACCTGTGGATAGTTCTTATGCCATATAAGTGTACGTTCATTAAAGGGCAACTCGCCCTTGTTTGCACTTATGACAGCACTATAATCACCATCATTTAAGCCGTATTCCGCAATTCGCGTTTCGCCTGAATTGAAACTGATATTCGCATAGAAATAACGCGGGGCATCGTAATATTCCTTAGACTCGATTACTACGGGATAATCAACCCCATCGACCTGTGTATATATTATGTTGCCGTCCTCGTCCCTTGCGTATATGTCCTCAGTATCACTTCCGAGTGGATAACCGCCGGATACAATGTAGTTTTCATCATTATCAATCAGCTTGTTACCGTTAGAATCCTGAATGATACTGTCAAGCGGGGCAGAATAATACATTTTCTGTTTGTTTCGCTTTAACTGTTTCATCCCTCAACCTCCGGCAATCCCGTCACAATTGATGTAAGGATAGACAGTATTCCCGCAAGTATGGATGCGCTTGCTACAAACAGCCAATTAACCTCAGATAATACAGTTGCACATCCAATAGTCGCTATGGCGGTCTGACAAACAGTTCTTATGGCTCTTATTCCGGCTTTTTTCAAAAAGTCCTTGTTAATTCCCATCGTCCCTATCCTCCTTTTGTCCTACTATTCCGTCCAATCTCTTATGTGCGGATTTTGTTGATTGCTCAACTATTACGACACGCTTATCAATCTCGTCAACACGTTTGCTCATGGTCGATAAATCCTGTTTGATGTCCTTGACATCACTCGATATATCATCCAACTTAATGTTGATCTTCGTATCACGCGCCGCTTTTTCCTCTATGTCTTTGACATCGTTACGCCGATTGCTTTTAAGTCCAAAATACACAGCAAAAGCAACCGACACGATTCCGACTAAAACTGATATTTCGATAGTCATGTTGATTGCTCCTTATCTTAAGTGTGTCGCCCACCACCAATTTTACACACACCCTTGCATTAAGGATGTCACGAAGGCACAACACCCTCAACACGCACATCTTCTATGTCTTAAAACATTTTGCAATATGGAATTACACCATTGAAGCACTTAGCGCGCTCAAAATATGAACGGCTCGTCCCGTTCTCACTATGACTTTCTTCGCCCTCTGCTCCGAGTTTGGTGTAATCATACTTTGCAAGGTCTTTGACATTCGATATGTATTTCTGCATATCAGCTTCAATTGAAGCGGCACTCATACCACTTGGATATTTCCGTGCCGCCTTAATCTCTGCTATTGCATCGTTGAGGATTTCCGTTAATATGGCTATATCCTTTTCCTCCGTAACTTCCAATGTGATTTTTAGTGACTCTAAAATTTCATTGAATGTTGTTGTGTCCATATTATGTCCTCACTTATATCGTTGCTTATGCTGACGGTGAATCGCCGATTGTACCAACTACAACACCGTAAAGGTTCTCAGCGAAGATCTTGATGCCGGATACTACGGAATCATTTACTGTATCTCTGTCATAATCAGGATACTCATGTATTCCGATAAGTCCTGTCTGATCGGTTGTGAACTGGAATCCTTCTGTGATGTCTGCTGTTGCAGCGTTTACATAGTAAAGTACAATGTTGTCCTTTACTGTTGCGTAAATCTTGCCCTTAGGAACATCGCTGTTAAGGAAACAATCACCGAGTCCGAGGAAGTTTTCAAGGTATGTCATACCGAAAAGTGTAGCAAGATTAGCGGGTGTTGAACCGAGATAACCGGCTACATCAAGAGGGTTCATGAAGAATACAGGCTGTGCGTCTGTGTCCTCGAAGATAACCTGAAGCTGTCCCCATGCGTTAGCAAGGGTATCCTGGAATCCATCACCTGTTGCGGTTCTTGTTCCTGTTGCAAGGAATGTGAAGAAATCACTTCTGATTGCTCTCTGAATCTGCTTAAGCATCTTGTTAGTAGTTGCTGTTACAGCCTGATCGTATCCCTTGTCATTGATAGCTTCGATTGGTGTAGACTTTCTCCACTTTTTAAGTGTGATCTCGCCGATTGCCTCCCATGTGGTAGCATACTCTGAAAGCGGAATGATCTCGCCCTCAGGAACGGCACCATTTTCAAGTGTTCCGGTCACTTTCATAACCTTAAGTACGGAACCTGACTCTTTCTGAATCTTTCTCGTAATACCGAGCGCTTCAACAAGTTTGCGGATGTCGCCGTTGAATAACTCAACGAACTCTATCTCACGCACTCTGGCAAAATTAGCAGACTTACTAAGCCTTGCTTCGGCTTCATTAGTAACGTTAGTAGGCATATTGTTTTCCTCCTATGAAAAATTTTTATCTGAAT